CGCGTAAGATTATCTATGATGGCAACTACAATGAACCTGCTCCGCATCATTGGTTCTCCAACTGTTGTGGTGCTAAGTATTACAAAACTATGGGGCCTAAAACAATCGAGAAAGTTATGAATATGCGATTTATTACCATTGCTCTTGGCGATAAACTCCCAGAGTGTGAGACTGATAACACCACCGTCACCCATGTTAAAACTAAGAATGGCACCATCACTGTAAAGGTACGTCATGTCTGGTAAAATCAAAACTATTCCTGTGTGGAGTGTGTATACTCACGGAATAAATGGTACTTCTTGTGCTAATTTACCACAAAAATTAAACAAGACCGATACATATATTAGTATCTTTGGCGCATCTCAAAACCAAATTTTAGATGCCTTTCAGAAAGTTAAAGAAATTAATATCCTGCACATGAGCAAGAAAAGTGTTAATGGACGAGAAGGTCATGGTACTGACCCACGTAATACCGTGGTTGTTTATGAGTTGGCGTGAGCAAGCATGTCGGGTATGAGGCTTGTCCTAGATGCCGCTCTAACGGCAGGGACAATCGGGGTGATAACTTGGCTCGCTATGGGGATGGCAGCGGGCACTGCTTCTCCTGTGGGTATCATGAGCATTCCAGTATTAATTCTCTATTTCATGAACCGGTAAACGATGTTCCAAAACACATACGTCCCCCCGATTTTCAACGGAATGGGATACCTGCTAGAGCCCTCCAATGGCTCCTCCAATATGGACTGCCTTACAGTTATTGGCAAGACACAATTGGTTGGTCTGAACGCTTTCAACGTCTCGTATTTGAAGTCACCGACAATGAGGTATTACTATTCTCTATCGGACGATACTTCGGAGAAGAAGGTAAGCGTAAATGGCACGTTTGGGGCGACTGCCACAAGCATTGCCATGTGGTACAAGGGAATGCCAAGGACGATCACGGAGCCGTAGTCCTTGTAGAAGACTGGTTATCCGCACATAAAGCTGCAACGTCTGAGTATGTAGCAGCAGCAATACCATTATTTGGAGTATCTGTACATAATGCTCATATGTATTATCTCATTAACTCTACTAGCCCTGTCGTATTATGGTTAGATAAGGACCAAGAGCTGCCTGTGAAGCGCCGTGCGCTTGCTTTAGGTAGTGTGTTAGGGCGTACAGTTAATGTAGTTAATACTGATGATGATCCTAAGCTACTATCTACAGATACTATTAACAATATTATTAAAGGACTATATGCCTGATATTTCAATGTGTATGGGATATGATAATGCCAGCGGCATCGAGTGCCCTATGCGAGAATCTTGTTATCGCTATTTAGCGACACCATGTGAGTACCGACAAAGTTATTTGCTAGATGCACCTTTTATTATTGAACCAGATGGAATTAGTTGTGAGTATTTTTGGAAAGAAGATAAATGAAAATCAGTGAAATGGAAGTATCTCTGGTCGATCACATGGGGTCTGACCTTAATGTTGTTAATGCTGCCCGTGTTAGCTTTGCCAAGCAGAGTGATTGGGAGTATGAATTTGATGAATTGTTAGGTACCCTTAGTGATAATCCACAACTGTCAAAAGGTGATACCAAACTAATTAACTATCTTGCACGGCACAATCATTGGACGCCTTTTGGACATACTTCTGTGTCCCTTCGACTCAAAACCCCAATCTTCGTTGCACGCCAGTTTGTTAAGCATCAAGTGGGGCTTGTTTGGAATGAGGTGAGTCGTCGTTATGTTGATGATGAGCCAGAGTTCTGGTTTCCTGCCGAGTATCGAGCAAGGCCAGATGGTTCTATTAAACAAGGTAGTGGTAGTCCCCTAAACATTAGCGGACTTAACTATGACCCACACGCCCAGCTTGCCCAATCTTTAGCAATGTATATGGATATGATTGACTATGGTATGGCCCCTGAGCAAGCACGTATGTTCCTTCCACTCAACACAATGACAGAGTGGATTTGGACTGGCTCATTAGCGGCCTGGAGCCGTGTTTGCAAGCTTCGTCTAGACCCACATGCCCAGCTTGAAATTCAAGAGCCTACACGCCTCATTGCGGCCCTTGTAGAGCCTTTGTACCCTGTGTCCTTTAAAGCTTTGATGGAGAACTAAGATGATTAAGAAAATTATTGCAGGTATTGTTGCTCTCACCATTTTTATTGCTAGCAATGTGTATAGTTTCAAGGTTGGAACTGGGAATGGTGTTGACATGTACCACCAACAGTGCTATAATGTAGGTGGCTACATCATTGATGAGCTAGGTCAAGTTGTGCAGTGTGCTCCGCTTACGCAGATTCCAGAAGTAGAACGCCCTAACTTCAAGAACAACACTTGACAAAGTAACAGATGTATGCTACCCTAATACTTATATATAAATATATAAGATAAATACATAAAGGATATATATATAATTCCAGAACAAAGTCTATTAGTATTATTGTTAAACAAAGAGTTGTATGATAAGTACAACTCTCTTGTTGACTTTAAACACATTAAAGACACCTATAGGGAACTGTCGTTCCTGTTTGAAACATTGAAGGTGCTGCATGAACAGCACAACAGGGACTTTTCTGTAGATGAACTTGCTGCTTCGTTCTGGGTACGATACCCTGAGGGTGATAAGCAAGTTTATGACCACCTGTTTAAACAGCTTTCTAGCCTCTCTTTAAGCCCCGAGGTAGGGGACAGCATCCTACAGGACGTTAGGGCCAGGAAGGTGGCTTTAAAGCTGTCTGAGCTAGCCTTCAAGGTGGCACAGGGCCTAGCCACACAGGAAGAACTTGCTTCCATGTGGGAAAGTAGCCAAGGGGCATCGCAGAATGCGGTGCTACCAATTGAAGAAACCTCAACCGATTTGGAGTTTTTAATTGACACCACCTACCGACAGCAAGGACTACGTTGGCGACTTAACTGCCTTAATCGAGCTTTGGGTTCACTTCGAGACGGAGATTTCGGCTTTATCTTCGCACGACCCGAGACAGGCAAGACGACTTTCCTCGCATCGGAATGCACAAATTTTATTGGAGGAGCATCTAGACCAGTTGTATGGTTCAACAATGAAGAACAAGGTGCTAAGGTCATGCTTAGAATCTATCAGGCTTTCTTTGGCGTCACCACTGACCAACTACTTGCAAACCCAAGACGATTCAAGCAAGAGTTCCTTGAACGAACCAACGGAATGCTTAAACTATACGACTCAGGTACAATTAGCCGTAAAGAAGTGGAAGCAATCGTTCACAGGACGAACCCACAACTAGTCATCTATGACCAAATTGACAAAATTAAAGGCTTCGCTAATGACCGTGACGATCTCCGTCTCGGATCAATCTATCAATGGGCTAGAGAGCTTGCTAAAGGAAGTCACGCCGCGATTGGAGTATGCCAAGCTGACGGACACGGAGAAGGAGTACGTTACCTCACTATGGAACACGTTGCCAATGCTAAAACTTCTAAACAAGCTGAGGCAGATTTCATTATCGGCATTGGAAAAACCAACGACCGTGATGCCCAGGATGTACGATATTTGAACATCAGTAAGAACAAGCTGCTTGGTGATACAGACAGCAATCCTGCTCTGCGTCATGGAAGCTTTGAGACGATCATCAACGCTCAAATTGCACGATATGAAGATGTCATCCAATACAACTAATCACCTTGTTCGTGGTAGGCTACTACAGGACGATGATAAACGCCTAAGCCGATGGTTTTCATCACGCATGGGAGCCATGTACATTTTAAAGAAAGCATATTATGAAGCTCTTCTTCGACGTAGAAACAACAATCAAGAACAAGGGTCACTATGCAACACCTGAAAACTTTATGGTTTCGTATGCTTACGAATTGGAAGACGGTACCAAAGGTTTTAAGTATTACAATGATCCTGATTTCGTTAGCGTACTCCGTGGGATTTTTCTACGTGCTACCGTTCTCATTGGCTTTAGTATTAAGTTTGATTTACATTGGTGCCACAATTATGGTGTTATTTTCACCGGACAGGTCTGGGACTGCCAGTTAGCTGAATTTATTTACTCAGGACAAACACTACCATATGACAGCCTCAATGAAGCTCTTACTCGATACAATCTTCCGACGAAAAAAGACCTCGTTAAAGAATATTGGGATCAAGGAATCTCAACCGAGTTCATCCCCCTATCCATCGTGCAAGAATACAATGAGTGGGACGTGTCAACCACTCGCATGTTGTACGAAACCCAGCAACAGTTGCTTAGCCCAGCGCAACAATCTCTTGTACTCACATGCGGTGAGGACTTAAAACTATTAATGGAGGCCGAGCACAATGGAATCAAATGGAATCAACAAGCAGCCGATGAAAAACTATCCAACTACTCTACAACTTTGGCTGATGTTGTTCACATCCTTTGTAATTATCTGCCTGCTGGTCTTGATATTTCTCGGTTCAATTGGGATAGTGGTGACCACTTAAGTGCCCTCCTTTATGGCGGTGAACTTACGTTTGATGTTGCGACGGAGACAGACGCAGTTTACAAGTCAGGAGAAAAGAAAGGTCAAGCATATGTTAAGCGCAACTGGCATACAGAAACTGTCGAGTTCCCTCAACGTTTTAAACCTCTGGAGGGCACTGAGGTTAAGAAAACAGCTAAACTTCAGGATGCGAAGGTCCGCTACTATCAGGTTGATGCACCAACGCTCAGCCAGCTTAAGAGCCGTAACAAAGAGGACCGGCAACTCCTACAACTACTCAATGAGAGAAGCGAAAAGACAAAGGTGGTCGAAATGGTTACTTCAATTATCAACAAGTCAAAAGAACTTGGATGGGAAGACAACTACATCCACGGGCAGTTCAACCAAAACATCGTGGTTACAGGCCGTCTTAGCAGCAGTGGCCCGAACCTCCAAAACACTCCTCCTGAAGTAGATCAATTACTAGTGAGTCGTTATGACAACTAAATATCGAGTTGGGCATCGTAGCTTTATTTTTAATAAAAACGTGTTCACAATTGAAAAATATGTACACCTGCCAGATGGTCCAAATGACTACAACGGAATGCCGACTAGTTTAGCAGGTTGGGCTTGGGTAGCGTGCGACGAATTTGATATTCCTGATTTATATGCCCTATTAAATGCTAGTAAATTGTGATGTCAAATCCCTTGAAGTCGTCGTTGCAGCGGACAGATATAGAGACAAAACTCTACAAATTGAAATTGAACAGAAGCTTGACCTACATGCGCTTAACCAGGCAAAGTTTAAACTCCCTGATCGAGTTACTGCCAAGCGATTTATCTTCAAGCTATTATATGGCGCGTCGGCTTATGGATATGCAGTCGATTCTGATTTCATTGGAGTTGGATATTCTGAACGCCAGTGGCAAAGAGTCATCGACGCCTTCTACGAAAAATACGACGGTATTGCAAGAGGGCACCAAGCCGACATAAAGTTTGCAATGACTAATGGCTTCCTGGAAATCCCATCAGGACGCTATTTCAACTATGCTCCGTTCGTAACAGATCGTGGTAAGGCTAAGTGGCCCATCACCAAGATTAAGAACTACCCTATCCAGGGGTTTGGTGCTGACCTTGTGATGCTTGCCCGTATTGAGTTTATTAAACAGTTTAAAGCCTCTGGGCTAGAAGGAAAATTCATATGCACTGTCCATGACAGCCTTGTAGTTGATTGCCCTAACAAGCACGTTGAACAGATAGCAAGTATGCTGGCTGCAAGTGTTGCAAAGGTGCCAGAAATATGCTATAATATATGGTCTTACAAATTCTCACTACCAATCACGAGTGAAATACTTGTTGGTCCCAATAAGCGGGATATGATTGAACTCAAACTCTAAGGAAACAAATGCCTCAATTTACTATTCAAGACGTTCGCACTGATACCGTTACCAAAGGGCGTAACAGCTATCAGGTTGCTACGGTTGTACACACCACTGGCCGTGGTGAAACCAAGGAAAAGAAGGTTATGTCCTTCAGCAATCCTGCTGTGTTTGCCACTGTTAGCAAGGCTCAAGCAGGTGATGTTGTTCAGGTTGAATATACCGAAGGCGACCAATATTACAATTGGGCTAAGGTAACTAAGGTTGTTGGTGACGAGGCACCTGCCTCTGGTTCTGGTGGCAAGGCAGCACCTGCTGCTGGTAAGGTTGTCTCCACCTATGAAACCGCTGAAGAGCGAAAGATTAAGCAGCTTTACATCATCAAGCAGAGTTCTATTGGGCATGCACTCGAATACTTTAAGTATCGTGGCGAAGAGGATTTGCGTGTTGCAAGTGTTTTAGAAGTTGCACAGGAGTTTGTTGATTATGTCTACGGCACCAACGAAACGCTCGCTCAAGGACTGGACGAGATGGACAACGACATCTAAGCAGTTTCCAAAATCTAAATATGGGTTCTCCACTCTGTTAAAGCACAAGGGTGACTTTGTCACCACAAATGCAATGACAGAGAAGGAGTACCACAGGATTAAGGATGCTGCAAAGTTCTGGGCTAGGCATCACGACTGCCGTGTTTCCATTCGTAAGAATAACATTGGTAACGGTATGTGTGAAGTAACTATTATGCTTATTGAAAAGCATCGCCTTGAACTACCATTTCATTTACAACGTGGTCCGGAGAAATATCTATAAGAGCATTAATTGATGCTGATAACCTAGCCTTTGCCTGTGCAGCTAGTGCGGAAGATGGTGAGCTACATCATGCCACCTCTCGTGCTGGCCGTATGGTTGAGCAGGTAGTGCAGGATGCACAGACAGACGAATATGAGCTTTGGCTTACTGGTGGACACAACTTCAGGTATGACATTTATCCTGAATATAAAGCCAACCGTAAAGACAACTACCGCCCTAAGTGGGAGAAAGAAGTTAAGCAGTATTTGCGAGACAACTTCTCTGCCAACACCACAGACGGTATTGAAGCTGATGACATGCTTGGTATTCGTCTTATTGAGCTAGGTGACGATGGTATTATGTGCCATCTTGATAAAGACATGAACCAGATTCCTGGTAAACATTTTAATTGGGAGCTTACACGACTTGGAACAATTGTCCGCGACAAACGATGGTACACTGTTACGCCTGAAGAAGGCGATTATTTCTTTTATTATCAGCTTCTTACTGGCGATCCCACCGACAACATCAAAGGCATTAACGGAATCGGCCCTAAGAAAGCCAAGGCCCTTCTGGACAGCACCGAGCGCCATGAATGGTACGAGGCGATTAAAGATTTATACAGTTGTGAAGAAGAACTCGACCTCAACGCCACCTGCCTCTACATCTGGCGTAAACACAACGACTCCTGGCGAAACCTAATTGGAATGTAATGCTAAAAGTACGAAAAACACCAGCACAAAATAACTCCGCTGAGTGGAGGCTTAATAATGTACAAAGCACTTTGTTTCATAGTGCCACAAAACGTGCTAAATTAAAAAAACTTCCGTTTGATATTACCAAACAAGATATTGTTGTTCCAACTCATTGTCCAATTTTAGGATTAGAGCTAAAACCAAATCAAACAGGTAATAAAAGCCATACAAAGCAATCACCGTCTTTAGATCGGATAGATAATAATAAAGGTTATATTAAAGGTAACATACAAGTTATCTCACATCTAGCTAATGCTATGAAACAAAACGCAACTAGAGATGAATTGATTAAATTTGCGGATTGGATTAATGCCACCTATCGGCTGGAGTGAAGGTCGTAAGAAAGCATTCATTACCAGTGTACTACGAAGTGGGTCACGTAGGTGGCCTCCTAAATATCAGACATTAAACGAAGCTAAGACAGAAAAGAAGATTAACTCAGCGACGAAGCGCTTGGCACAGCATTACAAATGCAAAAAATGCAAGAATGACTTCCCTGCTAAAATGGTTCAGGTCGATCATATTAAGCCAGTTGTGGACCCCAAGACGGGGTTTGTTGACTGGAACACATTCATCGACAGGCTGTTTTGTGAACGTAATAATCTTCAGGTGCTTTGTAAAGCCTGTCATGATGTTAAAACAAAAAAAGAAAAGGTTCCAAAGAAATGAAAATTATTGACGTTCCAGTGTATAATGAAGATGGTAGTCTGCAGTTCACACAATCTGTGAGTCCACAAGAAGCACAAGCCCTCTTGCAATTTGCTATTAACTTTAACCTAGCAGTAGGTATGTCCTCTGGTGTTTCCATTGGAACTGCTGAAGACGAAGACGTGGAGTTTGACGACTAATGAATAAACCCGCCCTGCATATTGGACACACTGCTGCATCTGCTGAGAAATTCCAAGAAACTCTATTGGCTGTAATTAACACAAATGCAGGAGATAGTGTTAAAATTGCTGCAATTGATGCTGTTAAAGCACAGTATTTAATTCAGAATATTAGCATTTCCTCATGCACTTTTGATAATCGGTCCTATAATAATAGTGAAGATATTCCTGAGGTATTAGAAGATTAAACATCTTATTATTCCAGACGCACAAGTAAAACCAAATCATGACACCAGCTATCTTAGACGCGTGGGCCAATACGCCGTTGAAAAACGACCCGACGTTCTTATCTGCATTGGCGACTTTGCAGACATGCCTAGCCTCTCAAGCTACGATGTCGGCACTAAATCGTTTGAAGGCCGCAGGTATCGAGACGACATCACAGCAACCCACCGTGCTATGGCGCATCTACTCGGACCTATCTGGGAGTATAATGCAAGAGCTAAAGCAAATCATCGAGAACGCTACAGTCCCCGACTTGTACTTACTCTTGGCAACCATGAACAGCGTATCAACAAAGCAACCAATAATGATCCAAAGCTTGATGGCACAATCGGAATTGAAGACCTAAATTACGCTCAATACGGTTGGGAAGTTTATCCATTTCTTGAGGTTGTCGTTATTGACGGTGTTGCTTACAGTCATTACTTTACCTCCGGTCTTCGTGGCCTCCCTTGTAGTACAGCAAATACCCAATTGCTTAAAAAACATATGTCTTGCATCGCGGGTCATCAACAAGGGTTCCAAATCTCAACTTCACATAGAGCAGACGGAAAAAGACTAACATCAATAATCGCTGGATCGTGCTATGAACACGACGAAGATTATCTTGGACCGCAAGGAAATAAACACTGGCGAGGATGTATTATGCTACATGATGTTAATGACGGTGAGTTTGATGTCATGCCAATTAGCTTGAGTTACTTAAGTAAAAAGTATGCTAACTCGTAGTTGCACAAAATGTGGAGAAAACAAACCGTTAGATAATTTCCATAAAAATGGATCAGGTAAGTATGGTGTGAGTCAAAGATGTAAACCATGTATGAACAACTTTGCACGTAATAATCGGAAAGAAAACCATTCTTTATATTACGCCAGAAAATATCATACTACACCTGATATTATTGATAATGTACTAAAGCGTGTCGTCTGCGATATTTGTGGGAGTCAGCCAAAAGAATCTAAACGACATTCAATAGATCATTGCCATATTACAGGTGTTATACGTGGTTTACTATGTGACGACTGTAACATTGGCCTTGGTAAATTTAAAGACAATCCGACTTTGCTAGAAAAAGCAAAAGAATATTTGGAGAAATAAAATCATTAACGAACACGACATTCGTGATATGTGGCCTCAATTGAATCAGCCTTATGAACTCAAAACGTTTGTTGCAAATGATAAACAAATTGCAGGTGATCACTACAAGAAGTATGGTGACTTGCAACCTTGGGATGTTATTACTACGTGGAACCTTGGCTATCTCGATGGTACTGCATTGAAGTACATTGCACGTTGGCGAGACAAAGGCGGGATTGAGGACATTCGTAAGGCCATTCATTTCCTTGAAAAGTTCATTGAGGTTGAGGAGGCTAAGAATGGACAAAATCGAACTGCTCGATAAGCTACGTAGTACTGACGAAATTACCATTCTTGAGCTTTTAAACATTACGTCCACTGATTTGGTGGACGCTTTCCTGGATAAGATTGATGAGCGAGAAGACTACCTTTACAAAAACCTTGAAGATTAAGAGCCGTAAGGTAACCCCCGACCATGGCCTTTCTAAGAATCATTCAAAAGATGTCAAATATCGCTTACGAGTACAGCGAGACAAAGAGGCTTCTGCCGAAATTAAAGAATATGACGATGACACAAAACGAATTAGTTGAGTTTCTTGAACGTGAAATCAGTGCTAATAAAGCAACTATGGAAGCCATTACAAAGGATACTAAAGAGTATCTTTATAGCGGCAATCCCAATCCACGGCAAAGCATGGACTTGCAATGGAGCTTGGTGCATCTTCGGAACCAATATGAACTTCTACAACTAACGCTACAAGCACACATTAAAGGATTTAACATTGCAAGTAAACCGCTTCAAGACTGAATTTGCAGAAACTATTTTCCGACAGAAATATGCACAAGGACCAAATGACACCTGGGATGCTCTTGCAGACCGATTGGTCGAAGATGTTTGTGGCAGTCAATGGGGTAAGCAAACTGTCCTCATGTCTGACTCTGATCGCAAAGAACTTGCCGAGCACATTAAACACATGCGATTTATTCCTGGTGGACGCTACCTGTACTACGCAGGACGGCCATATAAGGCTTTCAATAACTGCTTCTTGCTACGAGCAGAAGAAGACACCCGAGAAGAATGGAGCAACGTAACTTGGCGGGCAATGTCCTGCCTTATGACCGGAGGTGGAATTGGAATTGATTACTCACGACTTCGAGCACAAGGAAAAGCTCTCAGCCGAACTGGTGGAACTGCAAGTGGGCCTATCCCACTTATGGCGGCAATCAACGAGATCGGGCGAAACGTCATGCAAGGTGGCTCACGACGATCTGCGATATATGCTTCACTTAATTGGCGACATGAGGACATTCCTCTCTTCCTTAAAGTAAAGAACTGGGACGAAAAGACGAAGGCCGCTAAGGCCGAGAATTTTAATGCCTATGCACCTATGGACATGACTAACATCAGTGTTAATTATGATGATGCTGCTTTGTGGAATGGTCGTGACGATGGAGCAAGTGGTCTTGCTACTAATCCCGTGTTCCTACAGAACGTTCGTCAGGCAATGGAGACTGGTGAACCTGGGTTTAGCTTTAATTTCGGAGACAAAGAGAATGAAACGCTTCGCAATGCGTGTACGGAAGTTACGTCAGAAGATGACAGCGACGTTTGCAATTTGGGCTCTATTAATATGGGTAACATTAGGAGTCTGGAAGAGTTCAAGGGAGTTGTTGAACTTGCAAGTAAGTTTCTCGTCTGCGGCACGTTGCGGGCCGATTTACCATACGAGAAAGTGTACAAAGTTAGAGAGAAAAATCGACGGTTGGGGCTTGGCCTCATGGGAATTCACGAATGGCTCCTCCAACGTGGAAAAGGATATGAAGTAGATGACGAACTTAAATCGTGGCTTGAAGTATATAAGGAACAATCCGAGTTGGCCGCAAATGCTCACTGCGACCGTTTCTACATTAGCCGACCGGTGGCATACCGAGCAATTGCGCCTACGGGCACCATTGGCATCCTGGCTGGTACTACGACAGGCATTGAGCCACTCTTCGCAGTGGCTTACAAACGACGTTTTCTTACAAATGGCACGCAGTGGAAATACATGTTTGTTGTCGACGGAACAGCAGACCGTCTTATCAAGGATTATGGGCTTAACCCAGACGCCATTGACACCGCCTACAAGCTAAGCAGCAATTATGAACAACGAATTAAATTCCAAGCTGACATTCAAGATTACGTTGACATGTCAATCAGCTCCACCATCAACCTACCAAGTTGGGGAAGTAGAGGTAATAACGATGAGTCAGTGGGAGATTTTGCGCAAACTCTTGCAAAGTATGCACCCAGGTTACGGGGCTTTACTTGCTATCCAGATGGAAGTCGAGGAGGTCAACCAATCACAGAATGTTCCTACGAAGAAGCCCTTAAACACAAAGGAACCGTCTTTACAGAACATGACATCTGCGACATCACCGGGCATGGAGGTAGCTGCGGTGTGTAGACACGACTGGTATAAAATTACTCATGGTGGTTGGCGCTGCTGGTATTGTCAGGAAGAGTCTACTGATCCAACCTAATGGTAATCACTTACTACACCCATAAGCCAGAAGAAAGTAAGACTCGTACAGTACAAGTAGGTAGTAAGCTAGTTGGTATTCGTTTACTCTCAGCTACTATTGAATCACAAGAAGAACTTAACTCTCTGCTGTCAGAAAAAGGAATCGAATGGGCACAGCGCAATATGCGATTTAGGATGGTATCTGACCACTATCGCGGTAAATCATAAAATGATGGCAGCCGATAGGCAGCTTACATATCATGGTAAAACTATTCTCACACTGAAAACTAAAGTGTATGAAATTGAACCACATAATGCTAAGCTGCTCTTCGGAGCAAAGAAAGCCTTCATTGGATTTGCAGGAAGTACATTTGGGGTTGGTGCTGCGCTATTATGGCTATCAGACCTAACCCGTAAAGTACCTCGGATGCGAGACACTGAAATGGTTGTTCTAACGTCTAATAAAGAAATTTATCATGGGATGCAACTGGATGACTGGCTACAAATCAAAGACAAACAGTTTGCAATTGGTAGCGGTTGTACTTATGCTATTGCAGCAATGGCTGCCGGTGCTGACCCATATAAAGCTGTAGAAATTGCTTCTAAGCTAGATATTCTTACAGGACAAGGTATTACTAAACATGTGATGTAGAAACGAAAAAGGGACCTTTCGGTCCCTTTTTTATTATCTCATGCTTTCTTCAAACAATCCTCGTTCAGCTTTACGCCTGTTAACCAAACCTTTAATCTCCTTACCGTTATCAAACTTCCAGCGGTCAAATTGCTTAGCTGCTTCAGCATATTGCTTAAAGTTTAAAAGCTTTAATAGTGTGCTTGTGCGGAATTGAGCTTCCCCAATGTTATACACAAACGACACCAAAGCATCAAACATGCCTTGTGTCAACGGCACCTTAACTAGCTTATTCACAGCAGTTTGTGCCCAGGCAAGATCATCGGACAGCCACTGACGTGCCTCTCCTTCTGAACAAGTTAGCCCTGCTTCAACGGGCTTGCCATTGACTTTGGTTGTACCATAACCAATAGTCCAAACCCCACCCGTATCTAAATAGGCCTTGTCTTCAAAGCCTTCCAGCTCCGTCAGGAGTTTAATTCCATTAAAAGATACTTGCATTACTGTTGATACTCCTCAAATTTACGCATAGAACCAATGTTCCCTGCCGGTGTGCCTTGCTGCCGCTCACGTTGACTCTTAATAGAATCCTCAAGCCACTTAGCAATGGCTTTGTCGTTAAACAGCACAGCAGGATCACCCCCGTTGTCAATGTAACGTTTGTAATGGTGGTCAATACCAGCCTCATCATTACGTAGGATAGCATCCTTAAACCGCTTAGAACTATCTGCTAAACGCTCTTCTTTTTTCTTGTTAGACTTTGTATCGCTATACAAGTCGTCAGACTCCACGCGTTCACGCAACGGACGAAGACCAATAATCTTCCGAACAGCACGTTCATTAGCTGTACGTGGTGCATCAAACTTGCGCTTGCCAGAAGCATCCTGTAGGAAACCTTCCTGGTCAGTAAGCATCTTCTCCTCACCCAACCCCTTAAGACCAACAGGCAAGGCAGCTTGCTGCAGAGCAATTAAGCTCTGTTCATCACCATTCTTAATTGCATCATAAACCTTCTGCCCAATGTCAACAAAGACACCTAGCTGTGGGCTAGCTGCATCCAGAGCAGTGTCAGGAAGTGCAGACGCCATCGACAGACGACTCTGTAAGTCGTATCCACTCAGGACAGAAGCAAACCCATGCCAAGTTCCTTCCTTGGCTGTACTCTTAGGACCAGTACCAACCACAAGCTCTTTAATAGTTTTATCTGTAATAGCCTGGACAATTTCATCCATTTCCTGATAGCCAGCAATACCAGATACCCCATACAATCCAGCACCAATAGCAACAGCCGCTAAAGCCGGCGTAAGTTCTTTACCTTTAACCACATCCTTACCTCGCGTAAACATACCTGTCATCAGGTTATGCTTATACGTTGTAAGGGCACCCATAAAGTTACCAGTGTGCCCAAACGTAGCATACAGCATTGGGCGCTCATCAGGATGATAATTAGTCATCGCAAAGTCTGTGGCATACTGCGCAGCGCGGTAGGAAGTTTCCTTGTCAAACCCTTGTTGGTGGAACATGTCCACAAACGTAAGGAACACATAAGGGCGCGTAGCACGTTCCGTAATTTGGCTAGGAGCATGCAGAACAGAGTTCAAGTTCTTTTCTGTCTTACTCTGTAGCACTTCACGGGTCAACTCACTTTCAGAGAACGCAGTCATACCAATGTCCTGTGCGTGTTTAAAAGCTTCCACTAAATGTGGTGGAATTGACTCTAGCATCTTAGCGTTGTTAGAGGCCAAGGCCATATCAATCATAGGACTATAAACCATGTTCCTAACCATAGCGTCCCGGAAACCGGATTCTGTAAGCTTACCAATACTCAGTGCTTCAGGAATACCAGAAGCAGCAGGTTGCACCATCTGTGTAATAGCAAAAGCAGGGTTCCATAACCCCATCATGTAAGCACTAGCAGCACCGTGTAAACGATGGATGTTAGTAGACACATTCTGAGGACTGGAGCCCATAGACTGCATAACAGTGTTCCACACTTGGTTTAGAAACTTACCATGACTGCCCACAGAGCTACCTGTAACGTGAGCAACATGTCGTTCCAGATACTTCATAGTGTTAGGGCGGTCTGCTGCAATGGCAGGATCATTCATAATCTTAGTTACATTATGTAGAGGATTCTGGTAGTTGTAATACCGTGCACCTTCGTCAAGATAGTTAACCAATCCTTCCAGAAACTCCTTAGCATTAGCATCACGGTCAAGCCAAGGACGATCACCAAGGCTGCCTACAACACCAGACTTCTTTTTCTCGTGCACATTAAACTCATTAAGCTTACGAATCTTCTCAGCAGCATAGCTATCAGCCAAAGCCTTGATTTCAGCAAAGTCTTTGTCATTCTCAGCAATAGCATTTACAAGATCATTGAAGCCGTCAAACACACGGTTGGACTTCTGCACACCACCAGACAACATCTTGTTTGGAAGCTGAATAACAGTAGTGAATTTGTCCCCACGGGTCTTGTAATACTCCACAGCAGCAGCGTGTTGCTTCTTGGTATCACCTTGCGCAATACCACGAATCACAAACTTCTCTTTGTTGCCATCCTTCACCATGTGCCCTACAAGGCTTGTGTAGGCTCCGGAGAACATAGAAGGTACATACCCCTCACGTTTCCCTAAACCCTTCATCCCGTTGGCTGTGAGGGCTTCAGAAGCGGTTGCGTGCATAGCATCAAGCGCCTCACGAAGACGAGTTACAAATGCCTGCTGGTTAGCATTGAAGCCCCAGTTAGACATCTGCTCTGGTGTAAGAGCAATTTGCTCACGCCCAGCAGCCATCAGGGCTTGTGAAACAT